AAGCTCTGTGCGTTAACTTTCCAGGGCTTGACAAGTGGCTTATCGATAGCGAGCAGGACGGGATTGGCTATCGAGTGAAGATCGGCAAAGAGCAGGTCACTGAAGATTCTTATGCCGTGCTTGCTATGCCTTGGAGCGAGCGTGAGGTGTTTAGCATCACACCCATAGTTGCTGGTTCAGGTGGTGTTGGTCGAGCAATTTTTGGTGCTTTGTTAATTACTGCATCCGTTTTCGTTCCTGCTATAGGCCCTACTGCTGCAACTATTTTCGGCACCACATTTGGTGCGGTGAGCCTTGGTGTCGCTTCTATTGGTGCTGGTTTAGTCCTTACTGGTGTTGCTGACATCATTTCACCAATGAATGGGCCTGGTCTCGAGGCAAGCAAAGAGGCCGCAAAGCTTCAAAACATGAGCTTTAGTGGCATTGTCAATACGGCACGCCAAGGCTTGCCTGTTCCCATAGCCTATGGGCGTGTCTTTGTTGGATCATCAGTGATCAGCAGCGGCTTTGATGTTGATCACACGCCAAGCACTACACCAATTGATCCATTAGATCCTAAATTCCTTCTGACAGGCAAAACAGAATAATGCACGATCAAATTTACATTCAAGGTTCAGGCGGCGGCGGTGGTGGCAAAGGTGGCGGCCGCTCTTCTCGTACGCCAATTGAGGCCGATGATACTCTTCAGTCAGAACAGTTTGCGAATGTTCTCGACTTGCTTTGTGAGGGCGAAATACAAGGGCTTGATGATGGTGGCAGAAGTATTTTTCTCGACGATACCCCTGTTCAAAACACTGACGGCAGTTTTAACTTTAAGGACTTTGTAATTGTTAGTAGAAATGGTACACAAACGCAGTCATATATTGAAGCCCCAGCAGGCGCTGGCAACATCGAATCAGAGCAAAATGTTGGCGTAAAGGTTGAAAACGGCAGTCCAATAACGCGTCAAATTACTGACACTGATGTCGATAGAGTGAGGGTTACGATAAACGTACCTGCGCTCCAAAAAATTACCGATGAAGGAGATATTTTAGGGAACTCAGTATCCCTGCGTGTTGACATTCAGTACAACGGTGGCGGATATAACACCTACTTGACTGACACAATTAGTGGCAAAAGCAGCAGCCTGTATCAAAGAGATTACATCATTAATTTTGATGGTGCGTTTCCTGTCGATATTCGTGTTATTAGAACAAGCGCTAACGAAAGCAGCACTAAAAGGTCAAGCGATATTTTCTGGAGTGCTTATACAGAAATACAAGACGAGAAGCTGCGTTACCCAAACAGCGCTCTAATGGGGATGCGCTTTAGCGCAAAGCAGTTCAGCAGTGTGCCAACCCGCAAGTATTTGATACGCGGGATGAAGGTAAAGATCCCGAGCAATGCAACTGTAGACACAACGACACATCTCGGAAGGATCACCTATTCGGGCACTTGGGACGGTACTTTTCAAGCTGCTACTTGGACTAATGATCCTGCATGGTGCTTGTACGATCTGCTAATTGATCAGCGTCGTTACGGGGTTGGTGTAGATGAGAGCACGCTCGACAAGTTTGACTTCTTCTCTGTTTCTCAATACTGCAATGCTCTAGTTGATGACGGCAAAGGTGGGCAAGAGCCACGATTCAGCCTCAACATTCTTATTAACAGTAGAGACGAGGTATATAACGTCATTCAACAGCTAACAAGCGTCTTCCGTGGCATTGCCTACTACGGAGCAGGTTCTCTTGTACTGAGGCAAGACAAGCCTACTGATGCCCAGTATCTGCTTGGCCCTGCAAACGTTATTGATGGTGTGTTTGCATACTCAGGCACAGCAGAAAAGACAAGGCACACTTGCGCGACTGTTGGCTGGCAGAGTTACGAAAATCTTGGTGAGGTTGAATATGAATATGTTGAAGACGCTGAAGCAGTAGCCAAATACGGGATTATTAACAAGGACATCCGTGCTCTTGGTTGTTATTCACAAGGACAAGCACACAGGCTTGGCAAGTGGACGCTTCTAAGCGAAAGAAATATCACTGAGAGCTGCTCTTTTTCTGTCGGAATTGACAGCGGCATTGTGCTTACGCCAGGCATGGTGGTTGACATTGCAGATCCATTGCGTGGAGGAACAAGGCGCAGTGGACGGGTGAGTTCTGCAACTACAACTGTTATCACAGTCGATAGTGACACCGATCTTTCAGTCAATTTGGCTAATACACCGACTATCTCGGTGATGATGCCAACTGGCTTGGTTGAGACAAAAAATATCGACAGTATTTCAGGCACTGCAATTACTGTGTCAGATGCTTTTAGCGAGGCACCTAATGCTGCTGCTGTTTGGTTGATCCAGACGACTGACATTCAATCGCAACAGTTTCGTGTTGTTTCTGTTGCTGATAACAATGACGGGACTGTTGGCGTTACTGCCCTTGCATACAACGAGTCGATTTACAACGCTGTTGAGCAAGATGTCTCGCTCACTGCACGAGACATAACAAATCTTTCAGGCATCCCTGCAGCCCCAGAAAATCTGAGCGGCACTGAGTTCCTTTATCAAGAGGGCCAGACAGTTCACACAGGTTTTGACCTGAGCTGGAGTCATGCCCGTCTGAACGTCAATGAGTTTGAGGTCAAGTACAGGATTGATAATGACAACTTCGAACAAATAACTACTGCCGCACCTTCTGTCACTTTGCGTACTTTGCGTGCAGGCACTTTGACGGTGCAAATTATCGCTAAAAACTACCTTGGCAAGCAGAGCGGTACAGCATCAGCAACGTTCACGTTGCTTGGCAAAACAGCAGTGCCTGCTGATGTGCAGAACCTGTCGATCGAGCCAATCAGCGCCAACAGTGCTCGCTTGCGCTGGGATCAGACTGTTGACCTCGACGTGAAGGTAAACGGCCTTGTTCACGTTAAGCACAGCAACCTGACTGACGGATCGGCAACTTGGCCTAACTCTGTTGACCTGATCCCCGCCGTTGCGGGCAACTCGACTGAAGCAATCATCCCGCTGGTTGAAGGTGAGGTGCTGGTCAAGTTTGAGGACGAGCTTGGGAACAAGAGCACGAACGCAACCAGCGTGCTCATGGACTTTCCTGATGCTGTTGGCAGGATTACGGTACAGACCCGCAGAGAGGATCAGGACACTCCGCCGTTCCAAGGCACAAAGACTGACTGCTTCTACAGCGACGACCTTGATGCACTTGTGATCGACGGTGACGACAATCTCGACGATGTGACCGACATTGACGCCATCACGTCTTTTGACTTCTTGGGGGACATCCTTAGCTCTGCTGAGTATCAGTTCAACAACACGCTGGATCTTGGCGCACGCTTTGCACTGGACATCAAGCGGCGCTTCGTCACTAGGGCTTTCTTCCCCAATGACACCATCGATGCCCGCACTGCGCTGATTGACACCTGGAATGACTTCGACGGCACTGAGGCTGATGCTGTCAATGCAAAGCTCTACATGCGAAGAACCAACGACGATCCTTCAGGCTCTCCGACTTACACAGGCTGGCAAGAAATTGTTGCTGGTACTTTTGTAGCTCGTGCGTTTCAGTTCAAGGCAGAGCTGACTAGTTCTGACATCGCGCAGAACATCTTGATTGACCAGCTGGGATATGAAACCAGCTTCCAGCGCAGAGAGGAGATCAGTCAGCTCACGGCATCAGGCACTAGCACTAAGTCAATCACCTTTGACAACGCCTTCTTTGTCGGCACCTCGGCACTGGGCAACTTGAACAACTTCTTGCCAAGTATCGGCATCACAGTGCAAAACCTTGGCAATGGTGAGCGTGTCAACGTCAGCAACGTGACTAGCACTGGCTTCGACCTTGACGTTTTAGATTCAAACGACAACAACGTTGATCGGAACTTCAGTTATACAGCGGTGGGATTTGGCAGAGGCGTTTAATATGCAAGCAATGTTGTCTGATGCGGGCTAAGGCATGGCTACCCACGATTATGTGATTGCCAACGGAACGGGTGCGGCTGTCCGTTCGGACTTGAATGACGCCCTGGCCGCAATCGTCAGCCAGAACAGCTCCAGCTCTGAGCCTGCTACCACCTACGCATATCAAATCTGGGTTGATACCACCAACAATAAAATCAAGCTGCGGAACAGCTCTAACAACGCATGGCTTGAGGTTGGAACGACAGCGGGTGGCACGTTGTCAGTCACAGATGCGCTGATTAATGCCATCACGGTTGGCCGTGGAGCTGGTGACGTTGCGAGCAACACAGTTGTCGGCAACAACGCACTAGATGCCAATACCACGGGCACAAACAATACGGCTATTGGTGACGAGTCTTTAACTGCCAACACTGATGGCGCACAAAATGTAGCTGTTGGAGCGGTAAGTCTTAATTCAAGTACTTCAGGCAATCGCAACATTGCTATTGGTTATGCATCGCTTGCTGCCAACACTACTGGCGACGATAACGTTGCAGTTGGCAAGAGCGCACTAGCTGCTAACACAACTGCAGATGACAGCACAGCGGTTGGATCTTCTGCTTTGGCCGTTAGCACTGGCGGTGCAAACACTGCTGTCGGCAAGGGTGCTCTTGATGCAAACACAACTGGCGGAAGCAACGTTGGCGTTGGTGCTTTTTCCTTAAGTTCAAATACTACCGCTAGCAACAACACTGCGGTTGGCAGAAGTGCGCTTGAAGTAAACACAACTGGCACTAGAAATCAAGCCATGGGTGCATTTGCTCTTGATGCAAATACAACTGGAGATGACAATGTTGGCCTAGGTTATTCTTCGTTGACCAACAACACAACTGGCAGTGATAACGTTGCTGTTGGTGTTCAAGCACTACGAGACAATACTACCGCTAACAACAATGTAGCTATTGGCAGAGATGCACTACTACTAAACACCACTGGCACGCAAAATGTTGCTGTAGGTGCTTACGCTCTTGATTTTAATACAACTGCAAGTTTATGCACCGCTCTTGGTTCCGTGGCTCTTGGTGCCAACACAACTGGTGATAGAAACACCGCTGTTGGTCAAAACTCTTTGGCAGCTAACTCTACTGCAGCAGACAACACTGCTGTCGGTACTAACTCTTTGAGCGCAAACACCACTGGCGGAAACAATTCTGCAGTCGGCGCAAATGCTCTTCGTGACAACACATTAGGCAGCGAATGTACTGCTGTCGGCTACCAAGCGTTGCAATCAAATACCACCGCAACCGATAACACTGCAGTTGGTACGCGGGCTTTATATGTCAACACCACTGGCACGCAAAATACTGCCCTCGGTGCTAACGCTCTTGATGCAAATACAACTGCAAACAACCAAACCGCTATCGGTCATAACGCTTTGAGTGCCGCTACGACTGGCGCTGAAAACACTGCAGTAGGCAGCGCCGCCATGCAAAGCACAACCAGTGGAGCTTATAACGTAGCAGTGGGTATGCGTGCCCTAAGGGATAACACCAGCGGAGAGAAGAACGTTGCCGTTGGCCGTGAATGCATGTTGGTAAACACCAGTGGCGATAACAATGTCGCTGTTGGCTATAAGTCACTTGATTCAAACACCACTGGCGATCAAAATGTTGCGGTTGGGAAAGACGCACTAGGCTCAAATACCACAGCAAATAACAACACTGCTGTTGGTTATCTCGCTCTTAGCGCAAACACCACTGGCGTTGGACACGTTGCTTTGGGGTATGCTGCTCTTGATGCAAATACAACTGCAAACTACAACAGTGCTGTTGGTTTTGGTGCCTTACTCGTAAATACAACTGGCGGGAATAACGTCGCCATGGGCGCCTTTGCGTTAGATGCCAACACCACTGGCCATCACTGTACTGGCGTTGGTTACGGAGCTTTGTCTGAAAATACGGCTGGCGATGCAAATGTAGCTTTTGGTACCCATGCGCTCATTAACAACACTGTCGGTGTAAACAACACTGCTATTGGTTCATACGCTCTTGATTCTGCTACTAATGCTTCCAACAACACGGCTGTTGGATATGACTCTTTAGGAAGTTGCACCACAGGCGCTAACAATGTTGCCATGGGAAGATCAGCTGCAGGCTCAACTACTACCGCAAACAGCAACGTAGCTATTGGTTATTACGCAGGCTCAGCCATGACAACTGGAGGCGGCAATACTATTGTTGGTTATTTTGCAGGTGACAATATTGGCACAGGCACTGACAATGTTTGTATCGGAAACAATGTTGACACGAACAATTCAAACGACACCAACTCAATTCAAATTGGCCTCAACATTGACGGGTTAGGTAGCAACTACTTTACGTTTGGCAAAACAAGCAATCGTGTCTACAACCTGTTCACATCAAACGCATCGTGGACGCGCAGCTCTGATGTTCGACTAAAGAAAGACATCCAGACCAATACTGATCTGGGTCTCGATTTTATCAACGATCTTCGTACTGTTACCTACAAGTGGAAAGCACCTTCAGAGCTTGACTCAAGCCTGTCTAATTACGACGCAAGCAAGACTGAAGCTGACTTTACCAACAAGATGTATGGCTTCATTGCTCAAGAGGTCAAGCAAGCATTGGACGATCACAACGTCACTGACTTTGCTGGCTGGACCGAGGACAACGAAGGCGTTCAAGGCATCAGCTACGAAATGTTCGTGATGCCGCTGGTAAAAGCGGTGCAAGAATTGTCGGCAGAAAATCAAGCACTCAAGGCTAGACTTGATGCTGCAGGCATCTGACCTTTCACTCTTACAGAACAATGCCCGAAGAAACTCTGACTGCTGCAGAGATCCAAAAGCATTACGATGCTGCTTTGGATTCAGTGACGCTGATCACTGACCTAATGGCACTGGACAGCCGTGACGACGATCAGACTGCAACTGTTGCCCGCAACGTCGAGCACCTGCAGATCATGGTCGCCAAAGATTACTGGACCTCTGATCACGACCTTGCACCTCTAAACGCTGCCATCACCGCTGGTTCTTGATGCAACGCCCTGATCCGATGATTCCCTGCAAGCCAGGGGCAGAAGATGTTGTAGCTATGAGCAATCGAGTTGCATGGCTCAATTGCTTGTATCTGCATGATGAAAGGGACAAGCGAGAGCATCCCTTTCATGGCAAGTACACAGGTCTTGCCAAGAAATATCAGCAGTTTATCGGCTGATGGCGAAACCTAAGTCTTTCACTGTCACCAACTTCATTGAAGGCAAACCTAAAAGAACTCGTCAGGGTTCAGGACGCCATTCCCTACCTAAGAAGGGTAAAAAGCGTTATAGAGGTCA